GCTTTGATTGCCGCTGGCGTTGCATCGATCATTCCACCAGTATTGCGATACTTGGATCCTAAAGATGAACTCGGAAGAAAATGACACAGGGCGAGTTCTTTCAGCTCTATATTGCTACGCTTGTGACAGTGGGTGGATTAGCTGGTTATGTGATCACGCACTTACTCAGCGAGATCAAGCGACTCAACACACGAGTCGATGAGATTTACAACATACTTCTAGAACGCTAAAATAAGTCATGGCCGCGCGCAAAGCAAAAGCAATAGAGGATCAAGGCTACACGCCTTTAGAAGCCTATTGCATTGGCTTAAACGAATACTATAAGGCTTTGCGTAAGGCTGGCTTTCCAGTCGATATCTGTCTGTCAATGATCATGGATCCATTCTCATATCCTGAGTGGATTCTGCCTAAACGCATCAACGATAACCCGAGCAATATGCCGGACTTTTATCCAGACGATGATGAGGATTAATGAAAAGAACCATCGTAATTCCAGACTTACAAGTCCCATATCACGATGAAGTAGCAGTTAAAAATGTCGCCTCGTTTATTAAAGTATTTCGGCCAGATGCTGTCGTTACTCTCGGAGATGAAATCGATCTCCCACAAATCAGCCGATGGACAGAAAACAAGCCAGGATGGTACGAACAAACCCTAGCTAGTGATCGCGACATGACAGTCGATGTTTTATGGGAATTGACTCAACATGCTAAAGAAGCCCACATGATCAGGTCTAACCACACTGACCGACTTTACAATGTGATCATGAACAAGATCCCAGCATTCTTATCATTACCAGAACTTCGTTTTGAAAAGTTTATGAAGCTCGATGAACTGGGAATCTCTTATCATAAGAAGCCATTTCCCATTGCTAAAGGTTATGTTGCAGTGCATGGAGATGAACAAGCAATCAAGCCTACTCCTGGCCTCACAGCCCTAGAAGCAGCCCGTAGGCATGGTCTAAGCGTGATCTGTGGCCACACTCACCGCGCTGGTCAATCGGCCTTTACAGAGGCCTCAGGGGGCAAATTAGGGCGCATTCTGCGAGGGTTCGAGGGTGGACATCTTATGGACATTCGCAAGGCTGCTTACACTAAAGGCACAATGAACTGGCAACAGGCATTTTTGATCCTTGAAGAAGATGCCAAGGGTGTCCAGGTGTCGATCATTCACATCGAGAAAGACGGAACCTTTGCCGTTAACGGTCGCAGGTATGGACGATCTCGATAATCCGCTCAAGCGCGACATCGACAACCACATGGACGATGCAGAATTGTTACCATTTCGTTATCAAAAGGTGCTTGCTTAGTCCTAGGTAACCTGTACCTTAAGCCTTATCAGTGAATCGTTCACTTGATGGAAAGGGCTAAAATGAACTTAGATCTATATCTAACGCTAGTTATGTTAGCGTTTTTAGTAGTGGGAATCGCAGCTGGTTATGGCTACGGATTCAAAGAGGGCAAAGAAGAAGGTTACGCACTCGGCCGTTCGGTCGCTCGACACACATTCTGGTCAGAGTGAAGGCCAAGGATATTCTTGATGAAGCTAAGCAGCTACTCACCGACCGAGGTGACGAATACGGCGACTCAACTCTTAATCACATTCGAATCGCAAGACTCTGGAGTGTGTATCTTGACAAAAACATTGAGCCACACGAAGTCGCAATCTGCCTTATCCTCACCAAGATCTCGAGAACTCAAACTACGAAAGACCACCCAGACAGTTACGCAGACATCTGTGCGTACTCTGCAATCGCTGGCCAGATTACATCAACTGATTGGAACGACCTTGACAGTTACTAAGGCGAAGTCCGGTACTTGGTGTGATTACTGCAAAATGAAATGGGGTCAAGATCACCCTAATGGCAAAGGTAAGACTTTTGCAGTCTGGACTGTGGTAAGTCAGCATGCTAAGTCTAAAGGAATCAACCGACATTATTGCCAGCCATGTGCTGTCTGGGTGTCAATTTGGCCAGATGGATCTCATTGGCCTTTAACCGAGCAAGCTGAGTTTCTAGTAAAGCAAGAGGAGATTGATCATGGCGTTTAACCTGGCAGATTATGAAACAGTCGAGAGCCGACTGGAAAAGTTCTGGAAGGAGTTTCCCGATGGACGGGTATCAACTGAATTGGAAGTTTGTGAAGCTCATAGATATGTTGTTAAAGCCTATCTCTACCGCACTTATCTCGACCAAGTCGCTTACTCGACTGGGTTTGCTGAAGAGAAGGATTCTGATCGCGGCGTTAATGCCACTAGTGCTCTTGAAAACTGCGAGACTAGCGCGATCGGCAGAGCACTTGCGAATGCAGGTTTTGCTACTAAAGGCAGACGCCCTTCCCGAGAAGAGATGGTCAAAGTATCAGTGGCAGGAAGAAGTGGAAGCGAGCAACCTGATAGACCAATCCTTAAAGAAAAATATCCAGAGCCAGTAAAAGATGCATGGACTATTGCAAACCCTAAAGATGAACAAGAAGTCGTACAAGTTGAGGGTGCCCCATCTTTGATCGAAGCGATCAATCTATTAACAGATGAGATGAATGCGAAAGAAGTACCGCAAGCACCTAAGTGCCAGCATGACTTCATGATTCATAAGACAGGCGTATCGAGCAAGACAGGCAAGCCTTACGAAGGCTATACCTGTTCGCATAAGAATCGGGCAGAACAATGCCCACCGATCTGGTTATAACTAATGGCTTCCCAGCATCGTAAGCACAGGGGTTACCGCACTCAGAAGTGCGTCGCTGAGTACCTAAAAAAGTGGTTCCCTTATGCAGACAGTGCTGGGGCAGGTAGGCAAGGCAGTGATGTCACAGGTGTCCCGTTCGACATCGAAGTGAAAGCACGATCTGCCTTCCAACCGAAGGAGTGGCTGGATCAGACACGCAAACGCTCAGATGGGAAGCTGAGTGTTGTGGTTATGAGATTCAATGGACAGGGAGAAGATGCAGCGGAATATGGTGCAATGCTTCGATTCTCAGATCTGGTTCAGCTACTCAATAAAGTCGATTATTCAGAATGGTTTCAAGAGCCAAGCCGATGCAAGGGCTGTGGCACATGGCTGATTAATGCCGATTATTGTACGAAATGTAAGGATCACAATGCCACTTTATGATTATGAATGCATAATATGCGGACAAACACAAGAGTTAGAACACTCAATGAGCGCAGCTGCTAACCCGGTGCTGCATTGTTCAACTCCCATGATTCGGGTATTCAGCGCAACGCCAGCGATCTTCAAAGGTACTGGCTGGGGTAAGGATAAGTAATGCCATTCGATTACAAGTTAAAGTCTGATAGCACTGCACACTTCAGCTGCTGCAATGAGATCCAATTTGAATACATGTGCGCCTATTGCTTTGAAGCGATGGGTTGTCAGTTATGTGGATTTGATATAACTGTCAGACATGATTGCAATCAGGATTAGACACGCCCAAGATCATGCGTAAAACATCAATGGATTTGACACGACTGCTACGCTATAACTCGCTAGCGAGCGCCTGTGGGCGATTGCTCGCGACCGCGTGTTTAGCTGTTGGGGCAGGTCTATTCATAAATGAATCAGCACCCACAGAAGCAGAAGCAAAAGAAGTTAAACCTTTAACCATTAAAGAATATATTCAAAGCCAGTTATCAATTAACAATTATCAATGCTTAGATACTCTTGCTACTAAAGAGAGTAACTGGAACTTCAATGCTGTCAATGGTAGTCATCATGGATTCATGCAGGGTAGATCGAAGTGGTTAGCCACAGCTACACCAATGCAGCAATACGACTGGACTCATAGATATGTCAGTCATAGATATGGCATGATAGGTGATGAGCCTGATTACTGTGCAGCCTTAGATCATTGGAAGCAACACTCATGGCATTAGATAAGTTAAACAGCAGACGATACCGGACACAGCGAGAGCGTGTGTTTAGTCGTGATGGCAGAGTGTGTCAGATCTGTGGCACTGATCAAGGTGAGATGCACATCGATCACATCATTCCACGCAAGGTAGGTGGAACTCATGACCTAGACAATCTAAGAGTCTTATGCAAGAGCTGCAACCTACGCAAGGGTGCGCTTAATGATGGGGTTTTTTTAGGTAAGACGGCTACCCCCCCTGTCTTTCCTGGCAATATCTCCCCGACACAGTCCGAACCGATGCTGGACAGTCCTTTTAAGACCCGACCTAGTCCGAGTCAATGACAGATAAGCCCAAAAGATCCAAAGCCCTACGAGGGGCAACTAAACCAAGGCTTCACAGTCCACTTCTAAAGGGCGAAAACAAGCTGCAAGATGTCAAGGATCTCTGTGAGATCGTCAAGATGCCTTTGATGCCTTGGCAAGAGTTTGTGCTTAAAGATATGCTTACGATTGACAAAAAGGGCAACTGGATTCGCAAAACAAACCTAATCTTGGTAGCCAGGCAGAACGGCAAGACCCACTTGGCGCGAATGCTGATTCTTGCTCACTTGATCAAGTGGAATACCAATGTCTTGATCATGTCCTCAAATCGAAGCATGGCTTTAGATACCTTTAGGCAAGTAACTCACCTTTTGGAAACCAATGACCATCTCAAAGGATTCGTTAAGCAGATTCGACACGCCAACGGCACTGAGTCAATCGAGATGCTATCTGGGGCAAGGCTTGATGTCGTAGCAGCTACTAGAGATGGCTCTCGCGGAAGATCAGTCAATGGTTTGCTCTACATCGATGAAGTCCGTGAGATCACCGAGGACGGATTTCGGGCAGCGACTCCAACGACTAGAGCCCACCCTAATTCGCAGACACTTTTAACTTCTAATGCTGGTGATGCTTTCAGCACTGTTCTTAATGACCTTAGAGAACGGGCTATTGATTATCCGCCAAAGTCTTTTGGCTTCTATGAGTATTCAGCACCTCAGTATTGCAAGATCAATGATCGCACTGCTTGGGCTTTTGCTAACCCTTCTCTTGGTTACACAATTACCGAAGAAGCGATCGAAGAAGCTATTGCAACCAGTCCGATTGAAAATACAAGAACCGAAACCCTTTGCCAGTGGATTGACAGTCTGTCAAGTCCTTGGCCTCATGGAGTGCTTGAAGAAACATCAGATAACACACTTGAAATGGCTGTGGGGGCTTATACTGTATTCGGTTTCGATGTCAGTCCGTCAAGGCGGAACGGATCACTGGTCGCAGGACAACTACTCCCAGATGGACGGATTGGCATCGGGATCCTAGAAACTTACAGTTCTCAAGTCGCCATTGATGAACTCAAGATGGCTGCATCGATCAAAGCTTGGTGCGACATCTATAAGCCGCGTGTTGTTTGCTTTGACAAGTACGCAACCCAGACCATCGCAGATCGATTGAGCAATGCTGGAGTTATGACCGAGGACATCTCAGGCCAGCAGTTTTACAAAGCCTGTGGCGACCTCTTGGAAGGCTTGGTTAATCATCGAGTCGTCCATAATGGCCAAGCAGAATTAATTCAACAGATGAACAACTGTGCAGCTAAGGTCAATGATTCCGCGTGGCGAATCATTAAGCGCAAGTCTGCTGGTGACATCTCAGCCCCAATCGGTTTGGCAATGGTTGTGTCGAAGCTGATGATCCCTCAACCAAAACCACAAATCATAACTTGACAAATACTAGCAATCTGTCTAGGTTGTGCTATCATTTAGGCCATGGGTATATTTTCGCGAGCAGAATCACCTTCTAAAAAGTCGTCTGTCGAAGCGCAGTATGCCCCACAAGTTTTAGGTGAGTATTCACCTTATGCAATGCCGTTTCAATATGCATTCGTAAGCAGAGAAGATGCCCTTTCCGTACCAGCGTTGCAAAGATGCCGCAATCTTTTGGCTGGCACGATCGGCGCAATTCCACTAGAGCTTTACAGAAAATCAACTAATGAAGAACTTGGCTCACCAGTTTGGTTAGAGCAACCTTCATATTCTCAACCTCGATCCGTAACGATCGCTTACACAGTCGAATCATTGCTTCTATATTCGCAAGCCTTTTGGCAGGTCGTTGAAGTTTACAATGAAGATGGACGACCATCTCGCTTTGAATGGATCGCTAATAATCGCGTAACTGCAACTTTAGATAGCACTAACACTTTTGTTAAGTCTTATGCAGTTGATGGAACTACACTTCCAATGGACGGCCTTGGCAGTTTAATTACTTTCCAATCTTTGCTACCCGGTATCTTGACCACAGGCATTCAAACAATTCGCGCGGCCATCGATGTGCAAAAGGCAGCAGCGATTGCTGCATCAACTCCAATGGCTACTGGTTATATCAAAAATACCGGTGCGGATCTTGATCCTAAAGAAGTTTCAGGATTACTAGCTGCTTGGCGTAATGCTCGCAACAATCGTTCTACTGCTTATCTAACAAGCACTTTAGAATATAAGCCAGTGTCATTTTCACCTAAGGAAATGATGTACGGAGAGGCCATTTTCAATTTGGCCACTGAGATTGCGCGCCTTTGCAATGTCCCTGCTTATTATGTATCGGCAGATCAAAACAATTCAATGACTTATGCGAATGTGCAAGATGAGCGCAAGCAATTCTTGACACTATCTTTGCAACCATTTATCACTGCCATCGAAGATCGTTTATCGATGGACGACATTACTGCTCGAGGCAATGTTGTTAAGTTTGACATAGACAAAAACTTCTTGCGCACTGATCCATTAGCAGAACTGGCAGTAATCGAAAAACTATTACAACTTGAACTCATTACTCAAGAACAAGCAATGGAAATGACAGATCTAACACCTAACGGAAGTCAAGGTATGGAATGACCCAGATAATCACCTTCGCAGCTGAACTCACAGCCGATTCAGCCAATCGCACTATCTCAGGCAAGATCGTGCCTCTTAACATTGAAGCAGGATCTACCAACATGGGCAAAGTTATCTTTGCTTCTGGATCAATCGAGATCCCAGATCCTAAGACCATAAAATTATTAAATCAGCATGATTCAAAAAAACCTTTGGGTCGTGCCGTCAGCTTCTCCGAGTCAGAGAATTCTATCGATGCAGTCTTTTCTGTAAGTCGCTCACAGCGCGGCACAGAAGCCTTGATCCTTGCTGAAGAGGGATTGCAATCAGGACTAAGCATCGGTGCAGAAGTTCTAAAGTCAAAGATCAAGGACGGCGTAACATATGTATCCGCTGCTCGCTTGGTCGAAGTAAGTTTAGTGACTGAGCCAGCATTTAAGTCAGCCCAGGTCACTGATATTGCAGCAGAAGAATCTGTTGCAGTAGAAGAACCCCTACCAACAGAAAGCGAGATAGCCAACGTGGAAAATACCACTCCAGCCGTCGAAGCAACACCAGTTGAAGCACAAGCGGTTGAAGCTGCTCGCCCAACTGTCACAGCAATGGCTTACACAAAGCCTCGTATCGAAATCACAGCTGCTAAGTATGCAGAGAACACAATTCGTGCAGCACTAGGCGATGAGTCAGCTCGTCAATACCTACTTGCAGCAGATGACACAACAGACAACGCTGGTCTTGTACCAACTCGTCAACTAAATGAAATCATCAACCCACTTGGCACAACAATTCGCCCATCAATCGATGCAATCTCTCGCGGAGTGCTTCCAGATGCCGGTATGACTTTTGAGATCCCAAAGATCACAGTAATGCCAGCAGTCGGCGAAGTTGCAGAAGGTGCAGCATTTACAGATACAGATCAGAACTCAGCGTTCTTGTCAGTATCAGTTAAGAAATATGCAGGACAACAGACATTCTCTGTTGAACTTCTAGATCGTACTTCTCCAGCATTCTTTGATGAGCTAGTGCGCAACATGGCAGCAGCTTACGCAAAGACAACAAACGCAGCAGTAAACGCTGCACTCATCTCAGGCGCATCACTTGATGCAACAACAGTTGCAACATACCCAACAGCAGCTGAATTGCTTGGAATTGTTGCTCGCGGTTCGGCTTCTGTTTACGGAGCAACAGCAGGACTTCCAAACCCATTCGCTCGCAACATGGTTGTATCAACCGGACAATGGTCAAACATCATGTCATTGAACGACAATG